AGCGCTGGGTGAGGGGGCGTTGAGCTCTGCCACTCTCGGGTTGAGCGACGTTGCTCTGTCGGCTATCCCTGGCTATTCGGACTCGCGCCAGATGCGTGAGGCGACGTTCCCGACTGCAGCAATGGCTGGGCAGGCAGCGGGATTCTTGATTCCTGGGCTCGGTGAGGTCAAAGCGCTCGGCACGGCTGGCAAGGTCGCCAAGGCCGTAGGCGCTCCGGCAGCAACCGCGTCGCGCGCGGCGGTCAAGGCGGGCTCGTTCGCTGAGCGCCTCGCCGCAGGGGCTTCCCCGGGCGCAGCTCGCCGTGTCTTCGCAAAGGGCGTCGGAGGGGCCGTTGGTGGCGCGGTAGAGGGCGGGATTATCGGAGCCGGGCAGGCACTAACGGACGCCAGTGTGCGCAACAAGGAGCTGACCGCAGAGTTGCTGCTCGGTCATGTCCGCGACGGGGCCACGATTGGAGGGGCACTCGGAGGTGGGCTCGGTGCTGGCATCGAGGCTTTGGCGATCGGTGGGCGCAAGGTTGCCGTGGGAGCGCCGCGTCTACTCGAGTCGATGACCGGCGCGAAAGGCGTAGAAGGACTGGCGCAGACCAAGGCGCTGGCCTCGTTTGGCGCTCTTGGATCGGACTTCAAACGCATCGTCAAGGAGGGCGGAAAGGACGCCCCGCGTAGGCTCGGTGAGCGCATTCTTCGTGAAGAGGAGGCCGCGTTCTCTGGTCCTGGCGCGCTCGGCCGCGCTGTACGTAGCGGCCTCGAAGAGCATGCTGATATCGCTGGACGCGTTGCTGATCGTGAGGGCGAGAAACTAGGTAACATCTACCGCACGCTCACTCGTCGCGGTGAAGATGTCGAAGCGTCTACGATTGCATCGAACATTGAGCGCGACGTGCTCGCCGACCTTCGTTCGAGCGGGTTCGACCCGGACAAGCGGATCGCCAGGTCAATCGAACGCGATCTGTCCGACATTTTCGAGCCGGTTCAGCGCGCCGACAAGTATCGCGTTTCATCTGATCTGGCGGTCACATTCCGTGAGAACTCCGGCAAGGTTGCGGATCTGATTCGTGGAAAAAGTAGTGCAGCGGCGAGGCTTGCCATCAGTGAACTTGAAGCGGACGCGAAGGTCATGCGCAAGCACTTCGCCAATTCCGGCCAGGGTTTCGCGATTCGCGAATTAGACAACGTGGTGGGGAACCTGCGCGCGGCGGAGTCCCAATTGGCGAAAGGAAGCACCCTTGGTAACCGTCTCGTCAATTACCAATCGGCGCTCGATGCTCTCACCAAGAAGCTCGAAGAGTCCGCGCTCAAGAACGGAGTCGCGAAGGTTACTCAGGAGGCTCTTTGGAAGCTCCGTCGGAGAATCGACAAATCGATCAATCAGTGGGAGTTCGGGAAGGATCCGCGTGCTGATTCCTACCGCAAGGTTCGTGACTCGCTCAAGGCTCACGCAGAGGATGCGGCCGATCGATCATCGCTTGGGACAGAGTTTCGCGAGGCCAATGCGGCTTACTCCGATTGGGTCAAGATCAAGAAAATAGCCGAGCAGCGCGCCGGAATGATGGCTGGAAACCGATCCGCTGGTCTCACTGACACGATTGTTGGTGCGGCAGGAATCGCGCAGGGAGGGTTGTCCGGCGGAGTCATGGCCGTTGTGGGCCCGCTCGGTAACAAGTTTCTGCGCTCGGCCGCAGGTGACCGTACGCTGGCCACGGTCGCGAATAGCTACGCGAACTGGCGCAGGGTCACCACTGCGGCCAATGACGCCGCCATCAAGCTCAGCCGTGACTCTCGCGCGATCGTGAAGGCGTCACCAGTCGCAGCCGCTCCGGTGGGGTTCAGTGCTCGTCTCGCTGAAGATTTTGAGCGCCGTCGAGACGAGACAATCTCACAGCAGAACGATTCGGAGCGGCTCGTCGCGCAACTATCGCGGCAGCTCGCAGGCGTGGCCGAGGTGAGCCCGGAGCTTGCCAGCGCGACTATTCAGGCTGGCTCCCGTGGCGCAGCGTACCTGGCGAAGCTTCTTCCGGAGGCTCCCGGATTCGCGGACCTCGATAGCGTTTCAACACGCGACGGTTTCGATGTCCCGGAGTCGGAGAAAGACGCGTTCTTGCGCGCCGAGAAGGCCGTGCGTAAACCAACGAGCGTAATCGGTCTAGCCGAGGCTGGTGAGCTTACCCCAGACGAGATTGACGCAGTGAAGGCGTCGTACCCGTCGCTGTACGACGCCATGAGGAACAGCGTAGTGGATGAGGTAGCGAGCGAAGCGGAAGCTGGCCGCGTCCCGGATTACCAGCGCCAAGCGCAGCTTAGCATGCTGACGGGGATCCCGTTCGATGCGACGTTCCGCCCGGACGTTATCGCGTTCTATCAATCGATCCACAATGAGTCGTTAGCGCCGCAACCGCTGCAGCGTCTAGAGCAGCCACAGCGACAATCACGCCTAGCAGAGCGCCGAGGAGCGTTCACGGATAGAGAGGTCTAATGTTCCACGCAGTAATCCCAACACCATACTTCAAGCCGTACGCGTCGCTCGCATCTCCAGTTGCCTGCGGAACAGATGACCCGAGCGGACAGAAACGGCACGCGAGCGGAATCTATGCAGCTGGCTCCGGCACTGCGGTGGTTCGCCCGCGTGGCATGGGTAGCAGCGACGCGCAAGACAGAACACTTCAGCTCGTTGCCGGTGTCACGCTATGGGTTGAATTCGATCGCGTAATCTCAGGAACGGCAACCAATCTTGTCCTATTCTGGGCGCGAACATGAGCAACGCTGGAATTCCATTGCCGATGTTCGAACAGCACCCAGACATGGCGCTCGGGTTATACACGGAGTTACTGGACGTGTTGGGCTCTGCCCTCACTGGTCTCTGGATTGGCGAGGACATGGTCATAGACGTGGATGGTAATGTCACGTTACGGCCCGGCAGGGTCGGGGGGAACGCTTCAATTTCAGGGGGGACGAACTACAGGATCAAGTCATTGCTGAATGGGCGTATGGCCTCAGTAACCACAGACACATCCGTGTATCGCGGATACCTCACGCCCGCAATCGACGCGAAAACCGTCATATCGGTCGCAGAAATAGTACAGGTTCCGTTCGACACCTACAGGACCTTGGTTCGCGGGACCACAACACTGATGGTTGTTGGACTCAGTACGACAAATAGACTTCATGCAGGGAATGACGGGCTAATGACATTTATGATAGACGGGGTACCCGGCCCTGATGTGACCGTGGGAAATCACATAATTGCAGCATTCCACCCAACGAGTAAGACCGAAACGTATTCTCTCGACTACAACAAGACCGCAGAGGCAGCCCGGAACTGGTCCGGGAAAGAAGCGTTGCATCTGTTCAGCAATATCACACCATCTGCTGAACAGATGTTGTTGCTCAATCAGATCCTGTCCAGCTACTATTCAATTCCCATTGCAAGTTGAAAACTGGAAGCAAACAACTTTACGGCGCCATCTGCGCCTTCAGATAGCAGACAGTATAGGTAAGTACAATGAAACTAACCAAGGCGTTGATTTTGGCCTGCTCAGACAAAACAGCACTTGATGCTCTATGGTCCGAGACGAATTCCGATTGCGTTGAGTGCGAAGCGTGCAAGCGCTGCTCGCACTGTACACGATGCGTCTCTTGTGAGGAATGCGCCAACGCAACCGATTGCACCGGTTGCTACAATGTGGACAATTCTGATAATTGTGCATCCTGTAAGCATCTCGGGAACGCACATTACTGTGCCGGGTGTAACGGGTACACTGACGCCCTCAAGTGCCGAAAGCTGTACCAGTGTCAACGGTGCCTGAACTGTAGCCGCTGCATGTTCGTGAGCGGCCTCACTGACGCAAAAAACGTCGTAATGGGAATTCAGTTGACACCTGCTGAATTCGATCAGGTCTGGGAAGCGGCTGGGTTTAGCTGAGTGCGAGTCACCATGACTGAAGAGCGCGAGTCCAGAAACAAGCTCACCTCGTGCACGAGTGAGAACCTCGCGGCTGCACCGGTGTCCGCTGAGTATGAGCGCGGAGTTGTTACCGCTCGACTCAAGATGCTCGAAGAGGAAAACATGCGGCTCCTGGAACGCGTGATTGCTCTTGAGGAGCGCGACAAGCGGATGAACTCACGTCCGCCCGAATTCGAGGTCCAGGCAAAAGGGATACGTATTCAAGGGAAACAAATGGTCGGAGTCGCAATGATTCTGGCGAGTGCTAGCGTTGCGATCGTTTACTTCATTCTGAGAAAGTAGGAAAAATGCTCGAATCGGTAGCGCAGGCCAATGCCTGCAACAACGCAAGAATCACAGCGTACAATAGTGGCACGATCCGCTATTACGCCGGAACCAAACCGGCTTCAGTTGCAGCCGGGATCGGTGGCGCGACGCTTCTCGCTACCAACACCTTCGGAGCAACCGCGTTCCCGTCGTCAGCGAACCGCGTTCTGACTTCTAACTCGATCACCGGCGCCAACGCCGTGGCGACCGGGACGATCGGCTTTGCCGCAGCGTTCGCTTCGGATGGGACCACGATTGTGTCGATCCATAGCGTTGGCACATCAGGAAGCGGCGCCGAGTGCATCGTCAACAGCACCTCTTGCACCGCTGGGATTGCAGTGAACACGACTTCGTTCACTATCACTCAGCCTGACGGGGCATAATGGCTAACGGAACCACCCTTCCTAGTGGATGCTACCTGTCAGTCGCGAGCCCCCCGAGCCGCGATGCTGATGATGGCCTCACCATGTTCGGGTGGTTCTATGTTCCGTCGTACGCGTCGGGCGAGTTCTACTCGACGCTACTGCTCAACTACGCCACCAACGACGTGGGCGAGGGGTTCCAGTTCGAGGCGGGCTCATCGACGCAATCGCAGGGATTCGTCATGTGCTACCCGCCGAATTACTCGGACATCGGCGGAACGTACACAAATGGGACCTGGTACTTCCTGGCGGAAGTGTTCACGCGCAGCGGCGGGGTTACGACGCGGCGCACGTACATTTCCTCGACTGCTGGCGCCACGCCGACACTGATCTCGACGCAGACGTGGACCGTCGCCGATGCGTCTCCAGAGTACTTCGACATCGGCGAAGCGCGGACGTACAGCCGTTCACTGCGCGGCTCATTGCAGTACGTTGGCCTCGCTCCGGTTGCGATGTCGACGAGTGAGCTAGCAACGCAAAGCAACTCGACGACGCCGACTGTCTCGTGTTGGGTGTTTATCGCTGGCGAGGAGGGTGTCTACACCGACTCGAGCGGGAACAGTCGCACTGTCACCGCCACTGGCGGCACTCCGACCGCGGCAAGCGTTGGTGCTCCGGTGGCTCAGCCCGTCTCTTCGGCAGTGGCCGCTACTGCGGGCGCCCCCGTCGCAACGTTGACGGGAACCGTGGCGCAGCCACCGGTAAGCGTGGTTACCAGTGCAGTCGCCGGTGGGCCTAGCGCAGCAATGACAGCCGTCATTGGTCAGCCGCAAATAGCCGTAGCGGTCACGGCAACCGCTGGCGCACCGGTAGCGTCAGTGGTTGGTGACGTGGCAGCAATTCTCCCACGCATTATTCTCTACGGCCACAGCGTGATTGCTGGGTACGGGATATCGGATCCTGACCTCCACATCGCTCCGCAATTGAAAACCCTTCTCGGCAGTCGCGTCGAACAGGTGGTTGAGCTCGGGTACTCTGGAGAAACCAGCGCAACGCTGCTCGCGAACTTCTCTTCCCGCGTCTCTCCCTATGTTGAGTCTGGCCGCGAGACGGTTCTCGCTTTCACGATAGCGTTCAACTCGGCTCACGCTGGCGTTTCGGCTGTCGACATCATGTTCGACATCCTGAATATGGCCGTGCTTGCTGCTAATGCTGGCGTGAAGGTCATATTCATGACCGAGACCAAAGCCGATGCTGACAGCCAGGCACACGAAGAGACTCTCTTGGGCGTCAACGGATCGATGAAGTCGCTGTGGCCAACGTATGCGGACGGGCTCGTTGATACACGGTTGCGGTTTTTCGATCCAACCGACACGTTGCTGTATCAGGCCGACGGCGCCCACCCAACCGGGTACGGAGACGGCGTGTTGGCGGGGATGCTGTACTTCGAAATCGATCGGATACTGAGCGGCGTCAGCAGTGAGCTCACTGTTTCCGTTGGCGCGACCGCTGGCGCTCCGGTGGCGGCGGCCAACGTTGCTGTTGCCCTCAGATCTGTAGCCGCAGCAATCGCTGGTGGCCCCAGAGCAGCGATCCTGACTACGCTTGGAACGCCACTAGCATCCTCTATAGAGGCGACCGCGGGCGCACCAACTGCTGGGGCGATTGCTATTCTTGGAGAAGCCAGAATGGTATCTGTTGCTGCGGCTGCCGGCGCACCAATAGCGTCAGTATTGGTTGAGCTGGTTGAGCAAGACACAGACCTTGGCTTCTTCCCATGCACGCCCACGTCCTACGTGGAGTTGACGCTTACAACCAAAACTAGGGTCGTTGCGCTATGAGCTCTTTCGATGTCGGTGATGAAGTCGCTTTGATCTGCGAGTTCCGGGTTGGCGTTGCGCTGACTTCACAGTCCGAGGTGACATTGCAGGTTATTCGCCCTAGCGGGGTTGAGTCGAGGTACACATTCGGGCTCAACCAAATCACCGAGTCTTCGCCTGGAGTGTACAGGCGCAATCTTGTGCTCGACCGCCCCGGGCGCTGGCTTTACCGGTTCACGGCAACCGGGTCTTACCGTGGTACTACTGGGAACGTTGTGGTGAACGTTGACCCGAGCCCATTCAGCTCGGTCTAAGGAGAACATGAAAACGCAACTGATTGCGCCGCTCATCGGCGTCGTTGTTTCGACACTACTGAGTATTTGGAGAATGCCCGGAGTTCGTGACGGGCTGTTCGCTCGCATTGGCAAGCTTCCGCGGCCCCTCCAATGGCTCGCCCCACTCTGCCTCTCGATGGCCGCAACGGCGGGGGAAGGATTCTTGGGCGGGAAGACCGGTGAGGAACTCTTCTGCTACGCGAT